TGCTAGCTGTGTTCTTGTTGATTCTGATGACACCCTCGATAGCATCTTTAGTTCTGATATGGCTATCGGCAGATATGTTGCACAAAGGGCGGGAATCGGTATCAACGCAGGCAGAATCCGTGGCGTCAACAGTAAAATCCGAGGTGGAGAAGTTCAACACACAGGTGTTATTCCATTCCTCAAAAAATTTGAGAGCACTGTCAGATGCTGCACTCAAAATGGCATTCGAGGCGGAAGCGCAACTGTCCACTTCCCAATCTGGCACCAAGAAATCGAAGACATCATCGTCCTGAAAAATAATAAAGGTACAGAGGATAATCGTGTACGAAAACTTGACTACTCCATTCAACTCTCAAAGATTTTCTATGAACGTTTCATCCAAAACGCAGAGATTTCACTTTTCAGTCCTCATGATGTCCCTGGTCTTTACGATGCTTTCGGGACTGATAGCTTTGACGATCTCTACTGTCGTTACGAATCAGATGATTCAATCCCCAGAAAAACAATCGGTGCCCAGGAACTGATCCTCAATATACTAAAAGAACGTGCCGAGACTGGTCGTGTTTATCTGATGAACATTGACCACTGCAACAGTCACAGTTCGTTCAAGGATAAGGTTAATATGAGTAACCTGTGTCAGGAGATTACTCTCCCCACAGATCCTCTTCAGCATATTGATGGTGATGGTGAGATTGCCTTGTGTATTCTGTCTGCCGTCAACGTGGGTAAACTCAAGAAACTAGATGATCTTGAGGAACTTTGTGATCTCGCTGTTCGTGGTTTGGAAGAACTGATTGACTATCAAAATTATCCAATCAAAGCAGCAGAGTTAAGTACCAAGAACCGTCGCTCCCTTGGAGTTGGTTACATTGGTTTAGCACATTACTTAGCACGTAACGGAGTAAAGTATGACCAACCAGAATCCTGGAGACTCGTCCACGACTTGTCTGAGTCTTTCCAGTTCTATCTGCTCAAGTCCAGCAACAAAATCGCAAAAGAAAAAGGGAAGTGTGGTTATTTCGATCGAACGAAGTATGCAGACGGTATCCTCCCAATCGACACTTATAAACGAGATGTCGATGAAATCTACGGAGGAGAACTGAGGCATGATTGGGAGAGTCTTAGAGTATCTATCACCACCCATGGACTACGACACAGTACGTTGTCCGCACAAATGCCATCGGAAAGCAGTTCCGTTGTGTCAAACGAAACTAATGGAATCGAGCCCCCACGAGATTATTTGTCCGTTAAGAAATCCAAGAAAGGACCTCTTAAGCAAATTGTTCCTCAGTATTCTACGCTAAAGAACAATTACACTCTCCTGTGGGATATGCCTTCTAACGAAGGATACATCAACGTCCTCTCTGTTATGCAAAAATTCTTTGATCAAGCGATCAGTGGTAACTGGTCGTACAATCCTGAGAATTATGAAGACAATCAAGTTCCTGTGTCTGTTATGGCACAAGACTTTTTGACTACATATAAGTATGGTTGGAAAACTTCTTATTATCAAAACACATATGATAACAAGAAGGATGAGGATGAGCAAAAACAAGTTATTCAAAATCTTTTAGAAGATCTACTAGAATCGGAGGAACAAGACTGTGACAGTTGCAAAATTTAGGGTGTCTGATAAAGGCTCTAAAAATGGTATTCACGGCATGACTGTTTTTAACACGAATGTTGTGAATGCTATGAAACAACCAATGTTCTTTGGTGCTCCTCTTGGAGTCCAACGCTATGACCAATTCAAATACCCAGAATTTGACAAACTTACACAGACTCAACTGGGATACTTCTGGCGTCCAGAAGAGGTATCGCTCCAAAAGGATCGTGCCGACTATCAAACACTTAATGAAGCACAAAAACACATCTTCACTAGTAACCTTAAGTACCAGATCCTCTTGGATTCTGTACAAGGGCGTGGTCCTGGGATGGCTTTTATCCCTTATGTCAGCCTACCTGAACTAGAATCTGCCATGACGGTGTGGGAATTCATGGAGATGGTTCATTCCCGCTCCTACACCCACATCATCAAGAACGTCTATCCTGACCCTTCTGAGGTGCTTGACACCATCATTCTGGATGAGAATATCCTACGACGTGCAGAGAGCGTCACAGGGGCATATAACGAGTTTATAGAGGCAGCCCAGGAGTGGGGTGCAGGTAACATGTGGGAACATGCATTAGACGATTGTGATTCAGCATTGTGGGAACTCAAAGAACTCAAGCGTAAACTATATCGTGCAATTGTTAACGTAAATATCCTTGAAGGTATTCGTTTTTATGTTTCTTTTGCATGTTCTTTTGCTTTCGGTGAACTCAAACTCATGGACGGCAACGCAAAGATCATCGGTCTAATCGCCCGTGATGAATCTCAGCACTTGGTATTGACTCAGAAGATTATTACCAAGTGGATGCAAGGCGATGATCCTGACATTGTAGATATCGCCAAAGAAGAAGAACAGAACGTCATTTCGATGTTCCGTCAGTGTGTTGAAGAGGAGAAACTTTGGGCAGAATACTTATTCAAAGATGGATCCATGATTGGTTTGAACGCCAAACTGCTTTGCACATACGTTGAGTGGATTGCAAACCGTCGCATGAAGGCGATTGGTTTTAAACCAATCTTTGATGTCCCTGCAAACAACAACCCATTGCCATGGACTGAACACTGGTTAAACTCTAAGGGTATGCAAGTTGCTCCACAGGAAACAGAAGTCGAATCCTATCTAATTGGAGGAATCAAGCAAGATGTTAAGAAGAATACTTTCGCTGGTTTTAAACTATAATGGAAGACTGGAAGATAAGGGCACTAAAAAGCAATCTTCCAGCACATTACAAAGACATAGTGCGCCTGGGTCCGAGAAGTCTGGCTCAGGCACACATTCTAAACGTAATCAAACGCAAGTACCAGACCCCTGGGACTGATAAATACCCCCAGTGATGGGGGTATTTTTTTATGCGACCGCAATCTGCAAAGGCAAAAGGTAGAAGACTACAGCAATGGGTCAGGGATATACTAATCGAAGCATTGGATATTCATCCAGAAGATATTGAGTCTCGCAGCATGGGTGCTGGTGGGGAAGATCTAATCATGGCACGAGCTGCTAGAGAGAAGTTTCCTCATAGTATAGAATGTAAAAATGTAGAGAGACTAAATATTTGGGAGGCATACGAACAAGCGAAGGCAAACTGTGGTGATTATGAACCAATTGTAGTCATCAAGAAAAATCAAAAAGAACCACTGGTTGTTGTGGATGCTGAATATTTCATCAAATTATTTGAGGGTAAATCATGAACAAGTTTTTGACTGCAGCGGTAGTGGGTGTTGGACTGGGTGTGCTCACAGTCGCTGCTGCACGATCTGAACCCACAAAAGGGTATTACACCATGGATGCCATGGGATGTATGCTACTGCGTGAATGTACCAAAGATGTAGAGGAAGTACATTCTCTCCTTGACATTTCCTCACAGTATGATAATACTGATGAGTTCACATCAGTTGCAACAGAATTCAACATGATGTTGATGTCAATGAATCAGGTTGGGATCAAAGTATTTCTTGCTGATGAGCGTTACTTCCCTGTCATGCATCGTGGTGTATATCATACTGTCAGTAATAATGTATATCTGAACAGGAAATATATGAATCAACCACATATCCTGATGCAATTAATGAGGCATGAAGGTTGGCACGCTGCACAAGACTGCATGGCAGGCACTATTAATAATAGTTTGATTGCTATTATCAAACCAGAGGAAGATGTTCCTATGATCTGGCGTGTGATGGCTGAGCGTACTTATCCTGCATCTGCCGTGCCTTGGGAGGCAGAAGCACAGTGGGCAGGTCGCACTGCTGGCATGACACAAAAAGCACTTAAAGCATGTGCAGATGGTGAGATGTGGAAAGTATATAAACCTACTCCCATGACCCGTGAGTGGTTGGTAAAGAATGGATATATCAAGTAAGTTTGATGTAAATAAATTTACAAAAATTAAGACTCAAGAAATTGCTGGCAGCAAAATCTGGATATTTGATAACTTCTATCAATATCCAGATGAAGTAAGAGATTTTATTCTCTCTACACAACCTCATGTGCATAAAGCAAATGATACTAAAACTTGGAACACAACTCATTTTTTAGATTTAAGACATACTATTAATGTAAATGTTTCTAATGTATTTGAATTCTTAAAAATTTTTTCTAAACAAATATACTTTGACCCATGTGTGGTCACTAATTATAGTAAATTTATCACTGATACATCATTCAATTCGTATAAGACCCATTATTGGTGGCCTCATATAGATGAGGGATACACTGGTATTGTTTACTTCAATGATGATGAAGATAATGGGACTAATTTGTATGAGTTAAAAAATCCTAAACAGTATCCACACTACACTCCTGGTGCTAGTGATGCTCCCCATGATGTACCAGAGCATTGGGAACCTTGGAGAGAAAAAAATAAGTATAAACTCATCAAAACTTTAAAACCAAAATATAATCGTTGCGTTCTCTTTGATGCAAAAAAATTTTTGCATGGACAACATGTCGCAGGAGAAAGATATTTTCATGATGAATTTCGTTTGAATCAAGTTTTTTTCTTTTGTGAGGATCCATATTGCTAAATAAAGCTGCCTTGCAATATATAAATGGCCGAGACTCCAACTACAAAGGACGAAGCCAAAAAGGAAAAGGAAAAATTTGACTGGGCAGATGAAGGTCTGTCAGCATTGGTGCGGGTTGTTATCTTAGCGTGGTCAGCAGCAATTCTTACACTTAACTATGTAACTATTACTGGCTTACAACAAAAACAAATCGATCCGACTTTTATAGCCAGCGTTTTTACTGGAACTTTAGCTACTTTTGGGGTTCAGGCTACCAAAAAGAAAGAAGATCAACCTACATTAAAAGAAAGTAAAAATGAAAAAATTTCTTAGTGTAATCGCTTTAATCGCTACAATGTTTCTTGCTTCCCCAGCGTGGGCGGTAGACGTACAGATGGGTTCCAACGGGAACCTAGTTTTTGATCCAGCAGAAGTTACTATTTCAGCTGGCGAGTCGGTTCATTTTATTAACAACATGCTTCCACCTCACAATGTGATCGTAGAGGGTCGTCCTGATCTTGCTCACGAATCACTTGCAATGTTGCCAGGTGAAGAGTTCGATGTCACCTTCCCTGATGCTGGTGACTACACCTATTGGTGTGCTCCACATAAAGGTGCAGGCATGATCGGTACAGTACACGTCGAGTGAGTTATGCAAAAATTAATTAACGTTATCGCACTTCTATCTGGACTGGTATCACTATCAGTTGTAGGTGGAGGTGCTTATCTTTATATGAATAAAGATACTCTAGTAGAAGATGCTAGAGCAAAAGTAACTAAAGCAGTTACTGAAGCAGTAACAGAAGCACTTCCTGGTATGGTGGATAGTGCTATGCCTGCCTTGCCCAAGACTACAGGTCCCGCACTCCCATTCTAACCATGAGTATATTCAACCACGAGAAAGAAGAGTACATTACACCAACACCAGAAGAACCGAAGCGACCATCTACTTTAAAAATAGTTGCTGTTGCTGCTGGTACTTTGTTTGCTGTAGCACACATAGGTTTGTTGGGATATCTGATTGATCGGAAACCTGAATCTCCTTCAGCTCCTACAATTAATCTTCCTCGTGGTCCTTACTCATCTTATAGAATTAAGGCAGGAAAAGATGGATATGAAATTGAATATCGTGCTAACGATCCTAAAATTTTAGAGTCTGAAAGATCTTTAGATCTTGACAAAACTAAAAGAGGACTTTTTGGTGGAGGATCTGAACAAAGAACTGAGTATCGTCGTGATCAGTACACCATGGAAGGCACCCGTAACATCGGGGGAGGTGAAATAGGTGAAGTGGGAAAGACAGGAGGTGTAAGCGCCGAGTGCATAGCGGCGGACGCTGGAGCACGGTCACAAGGTGCAATGGCAGGTAGTGCTATCGCTGCTGGCGTCGTCGTCCCAGCGGTCGCTAGCATCCCCTACGTGGGGTGGTTAGCAGGTGGTTGGGCACTTCTCTTAGGACAGAGAGCAGGAGAGACTCTAGGGTCTGAAGTTGGATCTGTATTTAATGATTGCTAAGAATTGTATGAGAACTATTAAATAATACTATACCCGAGGTATATTATGGCACAATCTAGTTACAAGAAACAAGCAAAGAAAGAAGCAAGAGATACATTCTTCTTATACGTCTTCTTTCATTCTATCTGGTCTGGCGTTATTGGAATGTTTGATGATTAATGGAAATTCCTGATATTAGCACACAACAAATTGATATCGGGGAGGTGCGTATTCCTGATATTAGACTGAATACTACAGTAACACAAAACTATACATCTATACCACTTCCTCCCCCAGTAGTGGTAAATATTGGTGTCCCTGTTGTAGATCTACCTGGATGTGTAGAGGCACATGAAACGAACAACCCGAAGAACAACGAAATCAAGTCTGATGACCCAGATGGATTGGTTACGTATTGCGATTCTGGCGTCCCTAGTTTTAATGCTATTCGCTATGAACCTGAGCAGATGATTCTTACGGAACCTGCTCCTGTTCCTACGACTAAGGCACCTGACCCGCCAGAAACACCAGAAGTTAAACCACCAGACACAAAGGTTCCTGTTACTACTGCTCAAATAGAATGTCCTACTAAAGTACAGCAGGCACAGGAACCTGTTGGCACATATGTAGAAGGATTTAGAAAGAAAGTTATTGGTTATGAACTAATTGATAACACATGTGTACAGATAACAGAAAAAGTCCCACTACCTACACAAATAGTAGCGGGACTTCCTAGTGGTGGACAAGTTATGCAGGTCGGTGGTGTTGCTGTTATTGCGACAACTTCGGCACTGCTTGCAAAACCTCTTGCT